TATGATAGAATAATCTTCCATCAACATACCAAGATCTAAAGATATCATGCGATCTAGTTTGAAAATCTAATAGCTGAAGAACAGTAGAGAACTCTTCTCTAATTTTAGACTTGATACCAGTTGATACTTTTAAGTCATCTAAGACAATATCAACTGGCATCTTGTTTTCATCTGCTACGATCGACTCATTAACAATATCTTCAATAGCGCTGTCTACATCTGCATACTGTGCGATTTCACGGTAACGACGGATTAGATCATTTTCATTTTTAATGATCGAATCCATATCAAGCACCATGCTATAATAAGCAGCAGCACTTGATATGGTCGTTGCGCCATCGTCTTGAGCTGGAGCAACTACACTAGGTACTTGCTTCTCAATACTCTTGCGCTTTATCTCAAAGCCAAAAAACTCAGCCATACTATAAAATCCTCAAGTTATAATTAGATACGAATTGGTAGCGAACCAATAGGTGTGTCAACAGATACATTAACTCCAATGCCACTGCTAGTAGCTGTATTAGATGTCCAGTAGTTGTATTGGAACTCTACTGTAAATTCTTCAACAGCGTTAGTTGTGTCGAAGTTCAATTCAATTGCGCCGATACTAATTGGATACGCATCAACAAACTTGTAAGTTTTAACGATAGCACCGCTACGATCTAACTGATGAACTGTTAGGTCGGTTTGGTATTCACGTGGGTTAGTTCTACCGTTTGTTGTTGCTAAGTTTTGTACTCCATTTGACCATACTTCCATCGCATTGCGAATAGTAAATGTAGTGTCATTTAGAATAGTTACTGACCATGGGGCGAAGGTACGCTCACCAGCTACGTTAACAACACGACCACGATAGTTTAGTGGGATGTTCTCAACGGTTGATGCTGGCAACTGAGCACCTTTACACATAAACTGCGCTTGTTGCCCTACTAAAACACCAGCGGTAACGTAAGATGGGAATGATAACTCAACTCTAAATTGGTTAGCACGTGCACCACCTCCGATAAGCTGCGCTTTAAAATCTGAAATGTTTGCCATTTAAATCTCCTGTTGTGACTTCTTTATATTATTTATCCACCAATTTCATCAAAGTTTACAGCTGAACGAGCAGCTACAAAGGTTAGAGTAATGAAGTTGATAGAACGGTTTGGTTTGATAAAGATTTCAGCAACAAACTCGTTACGGTCAACGACCTCAGCTGTATTGTTGGAATCGTCACACTTAACACGGAAATCTATAATACCACGACGACCTTGAACGTCACGTAGGAATGGTTCAACTAGATTACGGAACTGAGCACGTGTAAAACTGTCGTTGAATTCAAACAACTGGAACTTCGCTGCAGTTGAAATAGATTTCTCAAGAGTAATGAATAGGCGACGAACGTTGATGCGATCAAATGCGCTTGGCTTAGATAGCATTGTCTTATCACCGAACAGAACAGTACCTTGTCCTGGGAATGTAACAACTGGATTAATACCTGCTTTGTAAAGAGTGTCACGCTCAGTCTTGCTTGGTGTAACAGCCAATTTAATAACATTCTTAACCTGACCACGAGTAAATCCACCTGGAGAGAACCATGGGTCAGCAGTAAAGTCAGTTCTTGCGCAAATACCAGCGATGTCACCGTTTAGTGGAACATAACGATACTTGTCGTTATAACGGTCATACTGATACTTGTAACCAGAATCACAAACTGCGTAGCTGCTACTTGGTAGAGCATTGCGATATGCGATTAATTCATCAACATAATCTGCAGTTTGTTGTGTGATTGGATCGCCGTTACCCATTTGTGGAGAAACGAATACGATACAATCTTTTCTAAATTCTGCAACGTTGTTGATAACCCAAGTTGCAACAGCAGTAGAAGCTGCGCCTACTGGAATTAATGAGATGTCATATAGTTCATCATTTTTAAAGATCTCATATCCAGCTTGTAGAGCTGCGTCAGATACGCTAAAGTCATCAACACCACCAGATAGTGTAGAAGTTTGAGCTGCTGTTAGTGCCTTAAATGCAGAACTTGTCATGTTTTCGATACGAACACCCCAAGCATTTCCTGTGTTAGCGATAGCAGTTGGGTGATCCATCCACCACACATACTTAGATGATTGATTCATAACATCTCTGTAGTATGCGTTAGAACCATCAACACGTTTTGCGCCATCAGCTTTAGAAACGTAAGAATACTTTTCTAGAGTAGAACCAGCAACACCAGTCCATAGACCTAGAGAGTCGATAACGATAATATGAACTTCGTCTAATGCTGCGTTCTTGCCGTTATTAGTAGCCCATGGCGATGTTCCTGGAGCAGTATCAAATTCTGCTTTATATGTCCAAGTATCGAATGTTGCGCTGTCGGCGATAGAAACTGTAATTGAGTTTCCTAGAGCACCTGGGAATTTCGCAGCCCAGCTACCAACTAGACCTTGACCAGTTGAGTATGCTGCTAGATATTCTTCAGTGTTTTTAATTTTAACACCAGCTGTTGTAACTGTTGCTGTTGCTGTTGCGCCAGTACCGTTACCACCAGTTACGTTTACTGTTGGTGCAGTGCTATAACCAGTACCTGCTGTTCCAACAGAGATAGAAGCAACTGCGAAACCAAGAGTTGCTGTTGCTGTTGCGATAGAAGTGATAGTGTCGCCAGCATCTGGAGTAATAACTACTGTTGGTGCGCTGGTATAACCAGAACCACCTGCTGTTACGTTAATTGCAGTAACTGCGCCACCAGAAACAGTTGCTGTTGCAGTAGCACCTGTACCACCACCGCCAGTAAAGGTAATAGTAGGAGCAGTAGTATATCCTGCGCCACCACCTGATACTGCTATTGTCTTAACAGCACCTGCTGTTGCTAGAGTAGCAGTAGCAACTGCTTGAACGCCACCAGAAATATCTGGTGCTGCGATAGCAACCACTGGTGCGCTAGTATAACCTGTTCCACCTGCACTAAGCGCTACTCCAACAGAACCAGTCTTAACAGCAACTGCGTTTCTTAGGTTTGGCGAATCAATACGGACGGTCAAAAGGTTGTTTGCGTATGATAAAAAGTTGGCAGCTACTAAAAATGACTGCCAGTTTGCATCTGTTGGTTTTCCAAAACGATCTGCTAGACTGTTTTCTGAGGAAACTTGAACTGGGTCAAGAACTGGACCCCACTGGAATGATCCAGCAAACGCTCCTGCAGAAGTAGAAACCGCTGGAACAATTGAAGAGAAATCTTTCTCTACAACTGAAACTCCTGGACTAAGTTGGAAAGGCATTGTAATTCTCCTTATTACATTTTACATGTTATTCTTTTGCTTTGAAGAGCACAAACTTCATAAGATTATTTATTAAAATCGGTATTTTAGAAGTTGTATATGGGTTTCTCCTCATCTGGAGTTCCGTCATCGAAAAATCCAAATGGAGTTAGTTCATCTTCAATTGCCTTTAGTTGTTTCTCGTAAATTAATTTTCTCAAGTTTAGATTATTCAAGTCCTTAAAATAAGGGTTTGTTGATAACCAAGAAAAGAGAACCAGAGTCATAACTAAATCGTCATAGTACCCATCGTCAGCTGCAAAAGAATTCCTCTTTTCAATAAATGTAGAAAGTTCAGATATAATATCAGCGTCAGTAATAATGAGTTTTTTCTCCTCGATAAAACTCTTCAAAACTGAACAGCCGATTCGTTTGACTTTTTTGTCTGTTGTTACACCATATTTTGTTCTGCCGCCACCAAATCCACCGTTTACAGTTTGTCCTTGGTTGCCTCTATTAACGAACAACATATTCTCATACTCAAGTTCCCCATACAGGATGTCAGCAACCTGTGGGTCTGAGTTAACCTCAATCAGAACATAAGCATTGTTGTATTGTTTCGCTATTTTCTCGATAATGTTTGGATACAACAAGGGACTTACTTTGTTACTTCTATATTTAGCGTTTATGAAATACGGAGTTGTAGTAATGTCTATTACCGTAAATGCGCTGTAGTCGCCGTCAAGACCCTGTGAGGTGTCTGCTACAAGAACATAAGTGTGGTCTTTTTCTGGCTTATTAAAGATGTCAAGACCTTCGTTATTATAGATAGGTTTAATCGGCGACATCTGAGCGATGACATCAGCATTAATAAGAGTAAGAGAAGAACCAAGGAATTTACACAGAACCTCTTGGTTATATTTAAGGTCGCCAAGTTGACGACGCTGTTCTTCTGCCCATTTCGCATCTCTACCTGGAATTTCCCAATATGGAATAAACAATGGAACAAAGTCATTATACTTCTGTTCAGCATCGTTCCAGAATTTCCAGAAATGATTATATCCAAGTGGAGTTGATGTTATCAAAATCTTGGTTGACGTACCAGCAGAAATTGTAGGATATATAGAAGT